TACTTTTGTGTAATACTCCTCAGTAACTCCAATCAAATCATCGTTCTCAAAATTAAACAATGATGCGGTTAAGTGAGAACCATTTTCCGAACCTGTTATTTGTTGGTTCGGGTGTTGTGATGGGTGTGAATCTGGATTTGTTATTGTTTTTAGATTCGAATCAGGAATAAATCTAAACTTCAAATCGAAGTAAGATGAAGTTACCGCATTACCATGATATGATTCTCTTGATAATGTGTGTTCATCTATTACAATATCCTTTAGTGGTTCAGCCCAATATCTAATTTCTTGAATCGAACCACTCATATTATTTGTATCAGCCCATAATGATGGTGCACCACCAACTGTACCAAATGCTTTACCAAACTCAACAGTTCCACTACCAGTCCAAGCAGCGTTGTATGATGATTCAGTTGAACCATCAATCGATATACTTGCGGATTCACTTACCACAATCCTATCTTTATTTGCTCTACGATATTGTAATTTATATGTGTTATCTTGAGTTATATCATCAACCGAGTTTTCTCTTTCTACAAATAGTGTACTCATTTTAGAATCAAATAAAGGTACGTTCATAATCGATGCTGATTTGTACCCACTACTACCACTTAGGTAGAAATGAATGTTACCTTTTGCATAATCGGAAATACTTGATGTTGATTCATATATTACAGCAAAACCCCTTCCCTTTCTAATGATGGCAGTATCTCTATTTAGATTCTGTTGAACTTGGAGTTCTATCGCATCAATCGGATTCGGGTCGTTTATCTGATATGTTGAAGCATCTATATCCGTAACCTTATCCCAAGGAACTGTGATATAGTTATCCGGGTCCATTCTTAAATGGTACACAAATCTATCATGCTCCCAATAAGGTCTTACATTGGATGTATCTATAACAGGCCCACCATATTCTCTGATTGATAGGAATGTTTGAGGAATACCATATGTAGCAATCAGTGCTTTTACTGCTCTAGCTGAACCTTTGGTTTTTAGAAGATATGGAATGTTGTTTACAATTCTTCTCCATACTTCGTAGTTAATCTGTTCGTGTGATTTCGATGGTAACGAACCACTATTAGGTACATTACCAAACTTATCAGTTCCCAATCCAAACTCCCAAAGGTTTGATGTATCTTTACCATGTGTTAGTTTCCACCCCATAGATTTAGCTACATCATAAAGAAGTTCGTTTGGCATACCATCATAAGGGTGTTCTTCTCTCGTATTGATGGATGTTAATGCGTTGATGTAACTCCAAGTAATATCAAAGTGATGCCCAATCATATCTACGAATAAAACATATTCTTTATTTAACGGGTCCTCTACGATTGAGGCAGGTACTACTTTGGTTAATCTTGAATCATTTAAAGCATCATATATACTTGCCGAATCAATCAATCCATTGTAGTGTGATATTGCTTCGGATGCGGTTACACTATAATTTACATTCGGATATGTACTTTGTTTTGGCCAAGGCTCTAATGAATAGTTTGATGAAGAATAATGGGTGTATAAAGAACCAGTTGATTCCTGATACATCCATCTTTCCCAACCATCCATACCACTAACAACTGCATCTCTACGAGAAACAGATTGTGATATATTTGTTATTGCTTCTGAACCACTTACTGATTGTAAAGTTTTGATTCGTTTATTATATGATTCAACTAACTCTAATTTATACTTAAAGTTGTTTACTCTCTCAACAGCTGATGAATATTTTACAAAGTTACCAAAGTATGTGTAATCTATGTTTAAGTCTACTCCACCAAAAGAACCACTAATATACTTATCAATAATTTGTTGTGATGTTGATAAGTTGGTATCTAATAAATCATTCCAACTTTTTAAATCAGTACCTTGTGATTTTCCGTAGTTACCTAAATCAATTTTAAAGTTAGGTGCTGAGAAGTTTGGTTGTTCATCTGGTTTGTCTAAATTGTAAAGTAGAATTCTATCAATATAAGATTCTCTAATCATCTCATCAATTCTACAAGTAAAAGGTTGTAATCCATCTTTCAATGGTTTATACAACTTAACTACTACAGTTTTTAATTCATCTTGAACAAAATCTTCATTGTAGTATCTAACTGTAGATGATTTTTGGATGTTAGATTTTCTTCTAGTGAATGTAGTTCTTGGTGGTTGATTGTAAAACTCACCAGCCGCTACATCATTTATTCTATCTTCGGGTACTGTGTTTCCACTTGAACCCAATTCTTTGTTTAGAACCTCATCACTTGCGTAGTAATATTTCCCATCACCATTCGCATCTTTTTCAATAACATATTGTGCTTGGCCTGTATCATCTATCTCTAAATTAAATTTTGCAGACCTACCAGTACTTTTATGTACAGAGTATCCAAATGCATTTGGTTTTTTAGATAAATAAAACTCTATCCAATAATTATCATTTTTTGAATCAAAGGATGGTGAGAAAAATGTTTCTTCGTTAAGTCCTTGTGTACTTCCAGGACTTGGGAATGAATCTCGTGGATGTTGAACTGATTGTACGATTTCACCAATTCGTTTATTATTATGAAAACTTAAATCTGTAATTGTTGATATTTCATTACTTCCAAAATTTAATCCAAAGTTTAACTTTGTTTGAGCAGTTGAATTATGTTGGTTTATTCTGTTGAATAAATTACTCAACGTTTCTCCATTTGGATTATCTAACTCAAGCTCTAATTCAGTTCTATCTGCACTTATACGTCTTACTTTTAATGCTGGTGATGTTGGTTTTACAAAGTTGTAAACTAAACTATAGTAACCACTTTCTAAATTTGATAATCGTGCATCTCTTTCTGGCTTAATTAAAATATCTGTTTTGATATTATCATCAGAAGTATTTAATTCATATAGTATAACACTATCTGCTGAATTTACTAACTTATCAGCAGAATATATATGTGTTTCTACTAATGTGTTAGTACCATAATTAAAACTTTCTAATTGATAATCTATAGATGATAAGTTTGCGGCATCAGATAATGAATAGACTTGAACATTATCTATTGGTACTTTAGTAGAAACTAATATATCTGTATTTTGAAATCTATCTATTGCCATTATCTACCTTTATTATCTTACATCACTCCCAGTATCTGCTTCTGCTTCTTCGCCTGGTACGAATGGGTTTCCAGTTCCAGCTGATACTCCTGTATTTGGCCAATATGGTTGTTCTTCTGCTGAACTCCACACCGTTGCTAAGAATATACACTTATCACCATAGATGAAAGTTGC